CACTAAAACACGATCTCGATGGGTAGAATTCGCAAATACGACTATCAGCTGGCATCCCAACTAGCAGCTAAACATGGCCTCAAGCCTCAAACAGTAATAGCGGCATGGCGTGACGGTCGCGAGGTTACGGACAGTCGATCCACTGGGGCTTCAGCATCTCGGACCCTCGACATCAACCTTCACTTGGCGGTTCTCGCCAGTGCTGCTGATGGGAGGACATTAACATGTGATGCCATTGGTGCTGTATGCGGATGTGACGGAGAGTCAATTAGGACGATTGAGCAAAAGGCTTTAAAAAAACTACGGAAACTAAAACATTTCAAAAGGGAGTTACGAACGGCATGAAGGCATCGAGCACGAGCGCACCTCCACCAGTAATAACCGGTAAGTACATATTCAGTACAGACTCGAAGGACGAGGCATTCGCGTGGATGGACGCAGAGGAGACGAAGCGTAAGTTGAATCGCTGCATAGGTTGTTTAAACGCATTTGCCGGGGGAGGAGGTCCGGTGGTGAATGGTGATCACGTATACGACATAGAAACATGCGTTCGTTTACAGAAGCGGATGCTATTAATATTGGAGGATGACGAATGAGTTATTTGGGAGATGATGGGGTTGAGAGGTTATTGGTGAGTTACCGTGCCGGATTGGGTTCTCGAGAATTTCGCGAGGAGGATTTTGAGAACGTGGTAGGTCAAGTGACGGCTGATGCTATCATAGGAGACATGGCTAAGGGTGCCGTAGAGGGCAAGATACACCCTTCATTGGAGGGTGATCATGTTATCTACCTTCGACCGGGTGAGGAGCCCCCTAGGGACCTTTTTACGAATGGGGAGGGAGCGACATGAGTGACGGGACGAGAACGGTGATTAAGGAAATGGTATCATGTGCCACCATGTGTTTTAGCGTAGAGCACAATGGTTTTCAAGGTGGTGACGCTGGCCATGGTGGTTATGTGAGCATCAAAATCGATACCGATGGAACCGCAGCCATTTTTCTGAATGGAGAGGAGACTGAAGGCTTCGCGATACGCCTTGAGGGTGACATGGAGAGGGATATTTTCGTGGAGGGCTTAAAAATGATCGTTACCGAGCTTGAAACTTTCGCTTCGGTTCGTCCGGAAAAAAGTATCGGGAATGGAAATTGAACACGATTGGGCAATAGCTATGGCAAAAATACTGGATGATGGATATCCGACCTTGGAGCATGTTCACGGTTCGAGCGTAGGGGTGGAGTTAACTGAGATTGAGAGTTTGACTGCTGGGATGACTGGGTTGTGTCGGCAGATGAGTTCAGCCTATGCTGGTCGAAAGCCTCGTTATCCCGGGAAGCCCGGGGACATGGTGAGGAATCATGTAATGGGAGCCATAGCGGAGGCAGCGTTCGCGAAGTGGCTTGATGTCTGGTTTGGAGGAACGATTAACACTTTTCATGTGGCTGATGTAGCCGGTGTGGAGGTGAGGTGGAGCTCGAAGGGTGATGGGGTTAGCGTTCGCAAGGATGACCGAAACATTCGGGTGGTGGGCTTGACGGGTGAGCCACCGAGGATGACGATTTTGGGATGGGTATGGAGTGACGATGCAAAGCTGGATGATTGGTGGACTGGGTGGAGCCGTAGCTACCGAGTGCCGTTAACGGAGGTGAAGTCGATGACATCATGGAAAAAAAATCCTTGACGGGTTTCTTTTTGCACGGCTGGAGTCCAAATTTATGGGAAATTCAGTAGACATTAGGAACCTCACCGGTCTCGCTGGTGGGGAAGTGATCACGGGGCCGAGGACAGTGACTGGTGATTGGAACGCGATATTTTGTGTCGATGCTGTTACGTTGGGTGCCAGTGGCATAACCAGCAATCTCGATCAGAGCACTTCTAGTCTCAGCTCCAAGGCATTGAGTACGAATGCTACCATTTTCGGGAGAACCTCCCAGATTGACATTACTAGTGGAACTGTTATCGCGTACACCACAAGCTGATGGGCTGGATGGTAATAGCGAACGGATACGGGCTGTCGGCTTCTGCTGGTGCAGCTGGTGTTGTGGTTGTTACTGGAGTCATAAAAACTGAGGCTGGCGATTACTTACAATTTGAAGACTAGATCATGGGCAATAAAAAGATTACGGAATTAGATGACTTGGCCAGCCCAGCTGGAGCTGACATTTTAGCGATAGTCGATGACGTTGTTGGTTTAGCTACCACAAAAAAGGTTACGGCTACGAATCTCATGGGGTTAGCCCCAGTTCAGAGTGTAGCTGGCCGGACCGGAGCAGTTACTCTTAGCCATTCTGACATTAGCGGTAGCATTGAGGCTGGGGCATTGGCATCTACCGGTGAGGCTGGTGGAACGAAGTTTTTGCGTGAGGATGGTGACGGGACATGTTCCTTTCAAATTCCAATCGCGGACGTGGAGACACCACTGACTGCTGCTTTGCGAGGCACCGACAATCCACACATTGGAGGATTTGCCAATCAAAGCCTCAAGGTCATCGACAATCCTAACAAATCGGTTGTGGTTGTGGCAGATGCTGACGGCAATCTGGATTTTGTAGTAAAGTCGGACTCATCTAGGATATACTTAAACACACCTAGTTCCCGTGCGGAAATGACCACTGGGGTATCAGTGGTGGAGGATAGTGCAGAACCCGATATCGAAATTACCACCACCAGCGGAACTTACTCTTTAATTAGCGGAGACTCAGACGCACTCGGCAATAACGGACTACCTATCAGACAAGGGTTCAACCTCCCCGACATTGGGGCAAATTCCGCACCTCTTTTAATTAGCGGTGGAACAATTGCTTAAACCTTAACAAACAAAAATCATGGCAACAGTATATATATCAGCTACAGGTGGGGCATCAACGCAAGACGGGTTAACTGCTGATACGGCATACGCAATCGGTTCACTCTCTACAGCAGAATCAGATGCTGGTAGTGGGGGTACTATCTATTTTTTAGATGGAAATTATTTCACAACGAATCAAACGCTTGACGCGATGGGAGTGACTTATCAAGCGCTAAACAAGCACCTCGCGGTATTGGGACCGGCCACAGCCGGTTCTACAAGTATGACTACCTTGACCCTTGGTGATTCAACCTCAACAGCTAATACAGCGTTTAAAGATTTTTCTGTTAGAAACTATAAGCCATCTTTAAAAGCACCGACATCAGGCTCAGTTACACTCACCGTTCAAGGGTGTTATATTCAGCACACCGAAGGTAAGGACATGGCCACGCAAGGTGTGGCGAATATTACACCCTTGAACGGCAACGTTAAAATTTACGATTGTGTATTTGCACCGAGGCAAAGCCATAATCGGACTGAAAACATTATAATGGGTACGGGTGGAAATGTAGCTTTTGAAAGGAACACTGTTTATTATCGGGTCGTAGGAACACATGGAAACGCAATAAATTTATCTCAGCTGACAAGTCTTGGAAGTCTCAAGAACAGTATATTCCAAGGAGTCATTGAAGGCACTGGAAGTTTTCAAGCTGATAATGCAGCCGTGAACGCTGTTAATTGTTGTTTCCATGATTTCGGCGCACCGAGCGGAGGAACAAACAATGTATTCGCTGACCCTCAATTCATAGACGTAGCCAACGATGATCTTCGACTACGACCAAGCAGTCCTTGCATTAACGCTGGAACCTAAGTCATGTTTAATAAACTGCATAGGAAGGATTTTGCCATCGCGGTAAAGACCGGGACAGACGCAAACAAGACAAAGTTCCAAAAGGAGGCTGTCATGGGTGAGCTGTATTTCGCTACCGACACTTTCACGCTGTATATTGCGGTGACTACCGCCGGTGCCTCTGATGCCACTATAAAATCTGTAGCTCTTAGTTAAATGGAGTGAAACGGGAAACCGATTTAGCTAATGAACTGGGGGTTCCCCGAGAAGACATTCGAGCGATTCGCCAATCCGGCGATTTAGGCTCTGGTGGCTGGGAGAAAAAACGGAATGCTATTTTCATTACGAGCGCTGGGGAGGAAACTCTTCGATCAATCATTGCAAACAGCATGGGTATTGCGGAGGTGGGTCTCGGAGAAACTGAAGGCAGCCCTACGGCAGCTACGGAAATGAGCGTTCTCACAATCCCTCGCAACCCAAGACTTTTAATCTGCATTCACCCAGACTATGGAGAGGTTCGAGTGAAGTGCATAAACAACGAAAACTTCATGAAGAACATGGCATTGATGGCTCGTCCACCGGCTCCAGATTCCCGAGTTTGGACTCTGGACGGTAGGAGCCCGAGATGGCTGGGGAGATGGTAATATGGTTTTAGGCGAAAGTGGTAGATCGGTCTTGAAGAAGTGGGAATCTTTGAATGAGTTCGAGGATGCTCTTTCCCGAGCCGAGGCATCGTTTAAACGCCGCGCAAAACCGAAGACTAAGCCACCCAAGACCAATACCAAGGCGAAAAAGATCAAGCGGAAGAAATAGTGGAAATTACTCAGCACCCTTACTTCGGGCTCCCAACCCAAAGTGAGGCTGAAGCGATGGGAGCGGAGCCGCTCGGTGACCTTTTGCGGAAACGGGAGGAAGCCATACGGCTCGAAAAGATCGATCCTTTCCATCATGGCATTGAGCCTCCTCACTGGGAGATGGCCGATGATACCTTTGCGGAATGTGACGAAATGCTGATTCTCGGAGGGAACCGGTCTGGTAAAAGTGAGTACGCATCGAAGCGTTGCGTAAAGTGTTTAAACGACATCCCCGGGGCAAATGTCTTGGCTATGCACACTACTGCCAGCACTTCCATCGAGCAGCAGCAAGCATATGTACAGAAGTACATTCCCAGCGAGTGGAAATCGGCAAAAAAGGGTAGTGTCACAAACATGACTTACTCGGTAAAAGGAGGCTTCACGGAG